ATAGCCATCTAAACAAAATGGTTCGTGAATGTCTCCGATTACTAATACTCTACTCATATTTTGCGTAATATTTTGCGTACTTTTTTAATGGTAATGTCAACACTTGACCTCGGGATTCCAGTTTCTCGTGATAGGCTTGATATCGTATGTTGTTTATCTGAAAATATCTTGAATAGTTCCTTATCGTACCATGCCAAGTCTTCTAATGCTTTAATGTATTCGAGCTCGTTATGGTCGTATTCTTTATAGTCAATTATATCTTCGCTTATCTCATTTGATTTTTGATTGAAAAACATCTTATAAAACGGGCCTGTATTTGACCGCCATTGAGTAAGCATGATTCTAACTACATAAAACCTTACACCACCACTATTAATAATTTCCTCGTAATTCTTTTTAGAATATAATTCCTCTAAAGCATAGTGTAACAAGTCCATGTGTAATTCATGGTTGTTAGTAATCTTCTTACTAGCTTCTATTAAGATAGGATATTCTTGAACTATATCAGTCAATTAGATTCATTTGGAAAACAAAGTTAGTCTACAATTAATTGACTAAAATAATATTATGTTCATTCTTAAGCATAAATAACTTTTCTTTAACATCTTCGATATCAACTAATCCATCTGTATTTTTCCAATGCCTAAAGAAATTGTGAAATAATTCGAATAAAAAAGCATCTCTATTTTGCGCTTGAAAGTACGGCATTAATTCGTTTTGGTCTTCACCTGTAATTTTAAATTCTATTTGCATAATGTGTTGTATAAGTAACTTGTTAATGATTATGATGTGTAGTATATTACAACTTAAAAAAATAAACCTAAATGCTTATATAACCTTTCGTTAGATAATTCAACATATCGTTTATTAAGTTCAAAGCCAATATAATTACGATTATTATGTTTGCATGTTATTGCCGTAGTACCAGCACCCATAAAACAATCTAATATCAATTCATTTTCTTTTGTAAAATTATTTATAAACCATTCGCAAACATCTTGTTTCATAATTGCTTTATGTTCTTTTACATGGTCTGAATTTACAGATGTTGACAAAATATTTTTTGTATATGTATTATTACTTTTTAAAGAAGTATCTCCAAAAATTAAAAAAAATTCATAAGCATTTGTAATATTATTACCACTGGCTGGTAATGGGTTTGTTTTTTCCCAAATAATAATTTCAACTATATTTTTTGAATATTTACCTATAATCTTGAATACGTCTTCTTTATTATAATAATTTTTCATTATGTTAAAAAATACAAATCCTTTAGATACTCTTATTGATTCATCGATTACATTGCAAATCCATTCATAATAATCATCTACTGAATCATTGTAATGTTCATATTTATCATTTCTTTTTCTATTATATGGAGGGCTTGTAAATACATGATCTATGCTTTTGCTTTCTATTAATTTAAACCCTTCGATACAATCTATGTTGTAAATTTTATTTGTTTCTATCATAATTTATTAGTTTTTAAATGTTTCATCGTACCACTCAACAAAGTCATCGATATTTCGAGCAATGACATAAATACCCCCCGCTTCATTGATTGAATGTTCGTACTTCTTTTGGTCCTCGCTTTGTCTATCTTTGCCATATTTAACCTCTATTTTTACACTTACTCCTACTTTCATGTTATTGACTACCATTGGGATGGTTGCGCTTATATCTGCGCTTCCTTTCGTTCCTGTACCCTTTTGCCAGGATACCGAACCAACTACCCTTGTGAAGCCTAAAACATCCTTAACTATCTTTGTATTGTCAATTCTGCGCCCCATTGTGTTTATTCTTTCAGCTTGACCGCCTTTGAAAGTAATCCAGTCAATAATGCATCGAGTTAATCCATTCGCTCCGTTATCAGTTTTCGTGTAATGACTAAAACTTTTAATGTCATCTTCATTCCAAGTTGGGTATTTTCTTATAAGATGTTCTCGCTTTGCTTGTAGGAATTTTTTTTTGGTTTCTCTATTCATATTATATTTTTTATATGTTACACTACGTTACACAAATGTTACACTTTTTTAGGGCAAAATGTTACACTTTAGTATTGATAATCAATGAGTTATGAAAAAATAGTGTAACATGTTACACTTTTTGAAAATTTTAATTTTTTTTTAGATTTCATTTTTATTTTTCTTTTTTCTTGATGTTACACAATGTTACATGTTACAATTGATAATCAATGAGTTATGATTTTTTTATGTTACAAAATGTTACACTTTGTTACACTTTTTTATCGATTTCATTTATGTAACGATAAATTTGTTGACGTGACACTCCTAACATTTCAGCGGCAGCATTTTTATTCAAATTGGGATTACTTTCGTACATTTCGATAAATTTCTGCTTAATGGTCTTATTTTTTGCATTGTAGATTACATCCTTAATCTCTTTATGCTCAATCGAATTAACTTTAACTTTCTTTGCCATCTGAATGAAATACTTGGATAGCTTTTCAGCCTTCAAAATTGCATCTTTATTTACTATGTAAGGGTCTTTATGCTTAACATCCATAAAGTAGTCTAAAATGTGTATTAAAAGCGCAAATCGAGGGATATAAGACTTTTGTTTTGGTAGCATACTTTTCATATACTCGTTTTCGTCGTCTGAATTTTGCACATTGGTAATGTCATTAAAGATTCTTTGCCATTCAATTTTAGCTTTTGCATCCATTTTAGCATTCTTAACAATTATTTCAGCGTCCTGGTCATATTCAATCAAAGTGAATTTAACATGCTCATAGATTCCGATTATAAACGTTTCGTACCATAATAAAGTCGCTTCGTGCATTTCGTTGGTGTTATAGCTTTCAATCTCTAACTCGGGCATTGATACTAACATCCTATCTACAAATCCATTCTCTTTGTTTTCTGCTGTATATGATTGCTCTAATATACCAGGTTGAATGCCACCTAAAACTGGGATGAAAGGTTTTTCAACAAATGAAGATTTCGCAGTTTTTCGATTCATGCTCACACTCTTACCACTCCACGAGCTTAACCAAAATTCAAGGTCGGATCCCGCACGATACTTATTCATATCTTTGAACCAACCAGCCAATTCGTCTTTGAATACTCCGACTGCGTTCTTTGATTCTTGATGTAAATCTACTAAGGCTTCCAAAGTAATATCATTGGCGATAAATTGATTTTTTATAGGCTTTTTTGTTTCCTCTTTTTGCTTTTGTTCATCTGCGGTTAACTTTGAATAGGCTTCGTATTTATCATATTGTTTGATATATTCTTTAATTCGTTTTGAATTGATTTTTTGGAGTGGATAAATAATATTACTAATACTTGGAGTTTTACCTAGTCCCGCCTTACCAACGATAGCAATCCAAACATTGCACGTTTCGTACCATCCACGCTTAACCTCTATTTGAATTGAATTACCTACAATAACTGAAAGTAACCATAACATTGAACATCCCATGTAATCAATCGAGCTATCCAAAGTCTTATTACATTCAATCATATACTCTTGAATATCTTGAGGAAATATATCAATAGGAAAATTCAATTCATCTGCATTGATATTGATTATTTCTTTGTCCTCAATAGCTTTCTTTTTAATTACGATACGGCTCCCAAATCCTTGGTTGTATAAATCTTTTGCGGCTTCTTTGTAATTGCCGTTATGATATTTGATTGCGTATGCACTGAAAGGACTAATTAGTTTTTCGTTTGGGTATATTGTTCCAGTCGAAAATAAGTACATGCAGTTTGAATTACGATAAACGTAACCGCTTTGCACTGATGTAGCTCCATGTCGTAAAATTATGTAATGGTTTGCTAACTTCTTAACTATCTTGAAGTCACTACCTATAACATCAAAAATATCAGTCTTATCATTGTAATCCTTCCAAGGAGTTATCTCGTTTTCTGCATACTCTTTAACTTCTTTCTTTTCAGGTTGTATCGTTTCGCTATCTTCAACATAGTTGTACGTCTTACAAATATCCCACAATATTTGCCTGTCACGTTCTGTGATAGCCTTAATTTCAAGATAGTCTAATTTACTAATTTGATTATCATAAACCACAACGTAACCGCCTATTCCACGGGATTCGATTACGCATTCTTTATGTCCTTTCAATTTGGCAATCTTTGAATTACCTACAATGGTATTGCACTTATAAATAATATGATAGCCTTGATTTTTAGTTTTGTAAATAACAAACTTTAAATCAAAGTCATCAATGTTTGATTTCAAATATTCGTGAAGCTCATTCCAAAAATTAGTCTGTTCTGGTAAGGTTGCAAAAACTTTTAAATCCACGTCAATAACTTCAATGTTATTATATCCTGTAATCAATGCAATGTTTGAAGTCGCTTTCATTTGCTCACCGCTTTTCAGCATGATCCCACCCTGGTAGTGATAGCGCTTTGCAAATTCCTCTTTTGATAGTGGTGTTTGTTGGTTAGGTTTCCAACTGAAATTTGCCTGTTTGTTTTCGCTTAAAGTAGCTAGTGAAAGTCCACTTTCTAGCAATCTAAGACATCTATCTAATGTAATCATAATTTATCTGTTTTTAATTTGTGCCCGAAATATTTTTTACAATATTTTTCAAATGTAATAAATTTTTTACTTGGCTTAAATAATAAGTCTACATAACCAATAGCAATCATTTGATGTTCCATAAAATTTTTGTAGACACTTTCTACAAATAAATGATTTTTAAAATTTGAATACAATAATGCCCAATAAAGGTCATGTAAACTTTTTAATACTTCGTAATCTCTTTTGGTTTCTTCAATGTTAATCATAAATAAAAAAAGTCCTTATAGAAAATAGCACGGTCGCATCATGCTAAATTCTAAAGGACTATAAAAAAGTTAAATTAAAGATATGCGACATCTTATATATTTTACAAATTTACATATTATTTTTTGACTTAAAACGGCAAGTCATCCGATCCAGCCTGTAATACTCTTACATCTTCAACTTTACCGCCTTGATATTTCACTTCGCTTGTAGGGATTGGCTGGTCTTTAGTTCCTACATTTATTTTGCCATCCGTCCAAAATACTTTTCCATTCCCAAAATAATACTTATTTACCTTTGCATCTCTTTGCTCTTTTGATTGTTCTGCAAAAAAGGACACATTTTGTCCAAATTGGTTTGACTGGTCTGAAATAGAGGCTGTAAATTTAAAGCCTGTTTCGTTTTTGCTTTCGCATACTTTTACGATTTCTTTTAATTTGTCTAGGGTAATATACCCACTAATCATTGTACTCATTGTTTATTTGTTTTTAATTGTTAATAAATTTCTTCTGCTATGTTTTGGCTATAATTACCAACGTGGTATGATGACATATAATGTATTGATTCCAATTCTCCTACTATATTTTGTATTTGCAAATTACATATTTGTATTGCAAATTCATTTAGTTTTGCTTTACTTAAATATTTCGTACCATTTTCTGTTATTTCATCAAGGATTTCTTTAATTGCTTCGTTCATTTTTTTACTAGTTTAATGGTTTTTTTATCAATTCTTACCGCTTTCATTTTAGCGATATCGATTTCTTTTGTCTCAAATGTTTTTCCCTTGTCGCTTTTTGTTTTACCTAGGTATTCAAACCCTTTTAAATTTTTATTCATTTTCTCTATTTATTTTTAATGTATTATTTAATATTTCGCTCAAGACTTCGTCTGCTAAGTTACGTTGTTGATCCGACATTTGACCAATTGTAAACATGATATTATCAAAGGCACCTGTATCGTAGTTGTTCGTAGTTCGCTCATGTATCTCTTTGCGCATTTCATAATTCGTAATACTGGCAATTATCTTGTGGATTCTGTTAGCTGATTGCATTGCATCTGTGAAATCCTTTTTAAGATTCTTTGTTAATTGCATATCCAGGATAACATTCTCACAAAGTCTGCTAATTTGCGTTGCATAGGTAAGAATGAGCGTGATGTCGGTGTTACTTTTTAAATATTTTGCATCCATTAGTACATAATTTTTACATATTTATCTAAATCAAAATAGCCGTTTCCATTGTCTAAATCATAGCCATAAAAGTTAACCTTTGATTTCTCATTATATAGCTTCATTTCAATCATTCGAGAGCGTAATATGCTTTTAGTTACTCCGACTATTTTTGCGAGCTTATCAATGCTTATCTTGTCATAATTTGCCTTAACTAACTTTATTTGTTCTGCATTCAATTCTACTTTTTTATTCATTCTTTTTTCTTTATTGTTCTTAAATCTTACACATGCAACTAATTTTTGACAACATCTTAACTCCTTTGCTATCTCGATATTTCGTTTATCCAGCATTGATGATATCTTCTTACAAAGTTCGCCTGTTTCGTGCTTAATTCCAAGCGTTTTTCTACGTTTGCTTATTGCACTCACACTAACCCCGTAAAGCCTAGATATATGCTCCAATTTCATTTGAGGATTCTGCTTAATGTATTCGTTTAACTCAATCATTTTATGTGTTTTAATGAACTGAAATCTTGTTTAATTACTACATTGCCAACACTATCTACAATGTTTTTAAATAGAGGTTCAAATTCGTAGTGATGCTGGGCCAAACGAACATTGTAAATAATGCTTGTATGGTCTTTTGGAACGAGGCTTATAATTTGCCCAATGTTTTGATGTGTGTATCCATTCTTTTTTAGAAGATAGCTTGCAATCTTTCGAGCGTTCACAAATTTGCGCTTTCTTTTTTGGCCTACTAAGTCATCTAGTTTAATCTTTGAATAGTCGCATATCGTATTAAGCAAAGTATATTCGTATGCTGTTAATGTTTGGATGTGTTTTTGTATTTCGTTTTCCATAATTTATAGTTTTAATGTGTTGTAATATTCTCGAGCTTTCTCGATTTTAGTTTTTAGAGTTTCAATGAATTGAGGATCGTAATCGAATGCAAATACCTTAACTCGTTTTTCAATAGGTAAATCTTTAATCAAATCGTTATTCTTTTGAATTTGTTGCGTTTGTGCAATGTAATCTTCATTATCGTAATTTTTGCCATACTTCCAAGCCAACTTCTCGCATTCATTCAATACCATATGCTGTGGTGTTGGTACTAAAGCATAGATCAATCTATACTTTTCTTTGCCAGTTAGCCACATATAACATTGAGCCTGTGCAAAATACATCTTACTTAATTCAGCATTAAAAAATGTCTTAAGATTCCACGAAGTTTTAATATCTTCAACACAATCTTGTAACACGATGTCGGGAGTTCCTATAACATAATCGTTTTGTAACTTTGTATTGTATCTTGAACGAAATCCACCTTCTACAACTTGGCTAACTAAGTCCATTGAATCCTGCTCACATTCGTTGCCTTTGTCCATGTAGTCATTTTTGAGTAGTTCGGAAAAACCGAACTCATCGAATAGCCATTTATCTTCTACGAATGTTTTTGCTGTTTCTGAAAGGTTGCCAGCTTCTTTATCGGCTTTTAATTTTGGATCGGTCATTAATGAACCTGTGCCACTGCATCTAAATAATATTTTAGTTTCCATTTTGTAAAGTTTGTTTTTTGTCGTTATAAATAATTTCTAATTCGTATTTGTTTACCAATGATTCAACTTGCATCAAAGTTTCTACGTTATTCGCATTTTGGATGTGTTTTTCGACACGTTCTTTCTCTTTTGATGTGTGTATACCTTCAGCGCTTAAAAGCTCCGTATCGCCTGTAAATTGCACTATATCTTTGCGGTTTAAGTTAGCTCCAAATAAATCTCCAAAATGGTCACATGCGTCTTTGATTGCAATTGATTTCGCAATTGGTAGCGCCATCATTACTGCACCTTTATTTACGTTTGACATATCCATGTTAAGATTTCCACTACCTTGTTTGGTTTGCAATTCTTGTGCGCCTACTCCATCGTGATACATCATTTCGTTGGTTGCTGGGTTAAGATAGTGAACTCTTACTGTTACTTCAATAGCATTAAATAATTGAGCCGTTTTAATAACCTCGATTTGATACTTTTTAAAGCATCTTCTTAATAGATATTCCACCTTGTCAATCGGTAGGTAATTATAACCTTTAATAAATGGATGTTGTTTTACCCATGTCGCTGGCGGTGGAGTTGAAAGTATTACATTCAACTGCTCTAATGGTACAACGTCTAAATCTAATTGTTTGAATAGGCTTGTTATCGTTGCCTTTGTTTGTTTTGCTAGTTCTTTATTCATAATTTATTTTGTTTTTAGTGGGGGTTTTACCCCCCGTTAATATTAATAGTCTTCGTCTTCAAATTGTGATAAATACTCTTCTCTTTCTGCTCTATCTTGATCCTGGTATTCAACTAAATCTTCACGCTCCTTATCCATTAAATCAATGTGATGTATTGTTTCTAATGTATCTTGTATTTTTTTAACTGTATTGTCTAGTTGCTCCGTTACTTTTAATAATGCAGAATTAAACTCACTTTCTTCAATAAATTCAAATCCATCTTGGAACGCTGAATATACATCAAATCCAGTATCAATTATGCCATTAATACTATGGTAATCTAATACCTTGAAAATAGTATTTTCGTCAATAACTGCGTAATACTTTTTTTCAAAAACGCCTGCAACCTTTGTGAATGTTGGGAAAGCGATACTAACTTCTTGTGTTGTTTTTTGTGTTGTTGTAATTTTCATAATTTTTATTTTTTAAATGTTTAATAGAATGCAAATATAGTTCTTTATTTTGTACTACCAAATTTATTTTAAGAATTATATAAATAATAATTCGTTAATGGTTTCGCTAATGTCTTGACGTTGTTTATCAGTTAGCTTTTGTGGATTGATTCTATTTTTGTTTTGAATCAATTTATTTACGATGTCTAACAATTTATGATTGTTACTTCGATACGTCTTTAGTGTGTTGTTTTTAGGATTGATGTATATACTTTTACGGCCTAGTTTCTTATTTTTTTCCATGTTTATTTTATTGACAATTATCTATACAATCTGAATGTGGGAATCTATCCACAATGAAATCGGGTGCTATTTCTTTACTCGGTTCACTAACTATTATTTTACTATCTTCAAAAGTGAGATTAATTTGACCTTCAATATTATGTATAATACAATGTTGAATGAGCTCTTTGATTTCTGCTACCGATGTTACGATGGTTGTGTTAACTATTTGCATATTAATTATTTTTTAAGTAGTTTTTTAATCTAAAAATATCAGTTTTTAAGAATGCAATCTTATCCCAATTCTTTGTTGGTTGTTGCATCTCAATTTCAAGTCTTTCTAATTGACATGCTAAATGTACTTTCTTAACTTCATTCATTGTAACCATATCCAAATGGTTTTGAGTTAATGTGTTTTGTTCGCTTGTTTGTTGTGTTAGTGTAATCATAATTATTGTTTTAAAGTTTTAAAAAATTGTGCGTTGAAGTCGCACCCCTTTTTTTTTTATTTAGATAATAATAATAAACTTGCAGATAATTGTAAATAATCAGAATAGTATTTATTCCTATCTTCAATAGAAATGTTTTTATCTAAAATACATTCCATTAATAAATCCATAATCTTTTTGGTATTTTGTTTTGTTAGTTCTAATGTTTCGTTTGTCATAATTATTGTTTTTATTTGTTATTGATAGTGCAAATATACACCACTATTCCGTACTACCAAATTATTTTTCAAATTATTTTTGTTAATACGCTGAAACGTGCATGAATAAAGGCTATAAATTTTTAAAAAAAAAGCCCAATGTAGAAACATTGAGCCTAAAAACTAAATTTTAATTATGAAAAAAACGAGTTTATATCGGTAATCCGTACTGAAAGTGCATCCAATCGTAGTCTTTTAATCTACCCAATGAAGCGAAGCCATGTTTTTCGAAGATATCAATCATTGCTTTATAATCAGCTCGTGCAAATCTTGCCGTTTTATGAGTTTCTTTTAATGTGTTTCTGTTAGGATCTAAATCGATAGCCGTACCCCATGAATGTGCGCTTAATTTAGTTCTTGAACCACGCATTAAACGATAATTAAAACAACCGCCAAAGTCATTTATTTCAAGTTCATTTATTTTGCGCTCTCCGTAACTACTCAATAATTCATTGAATACATTTTTAAACGCTTGTGCTACTTTTTTGTGGCATCTCATTCGCTTAACTGGTTGTCTATCGTAAAACATTGTATATGGCAAATCAATCATTGTTAAATAAGTACCTTCAGCATTTGCTTTGCCAAAATACTTTTCTTGTTCTGCTTGACTAAATATTTTTACCTTCATTCGTTACAAAAATATATATTAAAATTTGACTTCAAACTTAATTCTTGCGCTTGTTGACTTGTCATTGATTTCGCACCCAATTGAAGCCGTTATATTCTTTATTTTAGCCTCAATTTCAGCCTTTAAAGTTATGTCGCTATGCTTTACCTTAATCGTATTGTTATCGAGCGTAAATTCGCTATTTTTAGGCAAATTCAAACGCATTAAATCAAACTTAGCGCTTACAATTGAATTAGGCATTACGCTTGATTTTATCAGTAGATATAAATCTCAAACCGATGTTAATAACATTCGTTATAAATCCTACTAGAACGGTCAATCTTAACGTCAAATTTTCATCTAATTTTAAGTCCAAAAACAATGGCGGTAATAATGCCATTACCATTGTGATTGATACCATAATATTCATTACGATTGTTTTACTTTCGTACCAATGTTTAATTTTCGGCTTCATCTGTCTCTTTTAATGGTTTAAAATTATTTTCAGTAAGGATGGCAGCGCTTTCAACTCTTTCGTAAACATTACCATTGTTATCTGTCAATGATTCGCTAGTGTTTATCACTGCAATAATTACGCTATCTACGATAAATCTTTGTACGTTAACACCGATTGATGTATCTTCTTTATAGATTGCCGTTGGCATTGGTAAATCTTCACTAACAACTAAAGAAAAATATTGATTCTCATTGTAATTGATTACATCAATTAATTGGCCAGCTTGTAATATTAATTTTGTCATAGTTTATATTTATTAGTTAATTCCAGATTTTAAAGAAACTAATAAATCTTCAGCCGTGTTAAATCCGTCAACATTATTTACTGAAAATTCTCCGTAAAAGTTGTTATCTAAAATTACCAATTTATCCCCATCAATAAAGAATTTTAACGAAGCATAGTGTCCAATAAATACAATACCCACGTTAGCTTTTTGAATTTGTAAAATAGCTGGCACTCCAGTGACATCCGCTTGGATCATTAAGTCGTATTTATCTACGATTACTTCATTTGTAATAATGAATTTAGAATTGTCGATCATTTTTTATATTTGTTTTTTAGTTAAATTTTTAATATTCGTATCCGTTGCAATCGTTACAATCGCCACGTCTGTTTACTCTACGTCTTGATAAATTGAAGCTCGAATTAGTTTGCAATCCACTGAAATACGGAGTGCCTTTGTCGGGAGTAATACCATCCAAGAAATCAAAGCTATTATACGATGGATAATCACTCAAATTATTGCGCAAAAAAGTAGTCATCATTTTGGTGTAATTCTCTGCCACACTTCGCACCTCGTTTTGTAAGAATTTCAACGCTTCCAAATCAATCGATTGACCACTTTCGCTATCATTATTCATGATTGATTTGTTGAATACTTTGTATTTCAAAAATGGTAATGCATGGTATAACGCATAGTTACAAAGCATAGCTCCTATAAAGTCATCAAGTATCTTTTTATTCGGGATCGTTAATGTGTTGTTGGTTATTTGAATTTGTAACTCTTGGTAAAACGTAGCACCTAAATAATTTTGCAAATAAATATCTTGCGCCTGTAATATAAACGGCTGTAAATCATCAGGACTAACCGATTGATGGATTGAAGTATATGATTTTAGTTTCGTTTCTGATACGAAAAGTACGTTAGTAACTGCCATTATTCTGCTATTATTGTTGGTTCTATAATCGTTGTTGGTGTGATAAGTAATTCAGTTTCGTAACCTCTATTTAGGATCAAGTTGTTGAATACTCGTAACATACTTTTTTGGATTGGTCGAATACAAGTCCCAATAAAATGATTATAAGCCACCGCTAATTCATCTGCATTCGAGCTAAAGCCAGCGCCACCATTGTAAAGCCCCAATAATAACGGACTTGTAATTCTATGCCCTGTTAAGATTCTCGTTGTGATTCTAGTCTCTAAGGTAGTATAGTATGTATCGTTAGTACTTGTAATCGGAGTTACTTCGGGCGCATGTTCTTTATCTTGACTAAATGCAACGAATGCTTTCCCAGCGTTTTCAGTTCCACGATAAGCCATCGTTAATTCATCGTATATTTCTTTGCGTTCCTCGGGCGCTGGGATTCCATTGTTTAAGCTAATAAACAAAGATGGATTCAAACTATTTGCTAAATTTGAGATGTGAAATTTACTAACTTCAATGTCAATTTGGATATCGTTAATCGACCCAGCGTATGTCGGCAAAGGATAGTAGATATTGCCAGGTTCGTAATCAAACGCATACAATATTTGCGAAGGACATTCCAATGATAATGCAGGGTTATAAGTTGCATATTGTGTTGGCTTATATTTATTTGAGTTTTCCCAATTTGTGCTATAAAAATAATCCCTTGGTAAATCTTCGCCTGGTTCAATCTTACCACTTCTTACCTTTGTGAAATCTAAGTGATAAATTTCGCTAATTGTCTTACCATCGTTTGACCAAATAATGTTCAAAGCATACCCACCAAAAGTAATATAATCTTGTGCGC